AAGTTTGAAAGATCTTTCATAGTTGCTCCTTGGTGTTATTAGATTCGTTGATTAGGGTGTAAATGGCGGTGGTGATTAAGTTGGTTCTGTTAGTCTTCCATGTTTTGGCCATCCTCTTCAGCTTCCTTAGTTGTTCATTATTGAAGTGAATCATTACTTTGTGCATGCGTTCTCCTTCCTGTTCTAAAATTTCGCAGGTGTCTGGGGTGTGAGTGGCGATAAAATCATTCAGGCAGTTTTTGACAATGACTGTGGGTAAAAGACCGTTATCCTCGGTTTGAAGATCCAGCCAGCCCTTCATTTTGCCATTGACGAAGAATGGAAATGACATGCTTTCTCCTTTGTTTTTGTTTTATTATAACTTTTTCTGGGGTGAAGTTATATAAAATAATTAGTTAGCTGGTGATATAGTCGTGTTGTGTTGTAAAACAAGTATTTATGGGATAGACTTAAACGGTTTTTATATAGTATAAGGGAAAAATAAACGTTGGTTGTTTGTATAATAAACTTGTTTTAGTTTATAGTGTATTATCGTATTATCATATTTATTGTTATATATTTCAACAACTTATGATAAATATGATAAAATAGCAGAATATTTTATGTAACTAAAACAATAACTTATATAACTCTAGCCTGGTAGGCAAATTTAATCGAGGGTTACTTATACAAACAAGCAACGTTTATTTTTCCTATATACTAAGGAAAAAGTGATTAAGTCTATTAGCTAAGTGGTTGATTGTTCATCGGATAAAAATGGTGTTTACTTTTTATAAAATACAGTTTAATATTAATAGTATGAATACTTTAGCCAAAAGACCTTACACAGTTACACCTGATGGAAGAACCGGAAACGCTGCTCGTATGTCCCTTCGCATGAAGGGCAAACCAAAGTCCGAGGAGCAAAAGCGCAAGATCGGAGCAGGTGTCGCTGCTACAGCACTCAAGCGCCAATTAGCCAGACCCAGGAACACGGAGCCTTTGGATTATGGCAAAACGAGGTAGAAGCATCCCTGACCTCGGCGAGGTTGATGTACTCATCCAGTTGATCCCTAATCCGGACCACCAGATGTTTGTGCGTGAATACCTAGTTGACCTTTGTGGTAGCAAGGCAGCTATCCGCGCAGGTTATGCCAAGCCCAATGCCGGACAGATAGCCTGTAACATGCTACAGCGCCCAGATATAAAGGCTGCTGTTGATGCATACATCAAGCAGCGAGCGATCGCTGCCAACGCCACAGTTGACAGAGTCTTCACTGAGCTCGCCTGCCTTGCTTTCAGTGACATGAGCCATTTTGTTGATTGGGATGGCTCACGATTCACAGTCTTCAGTCTTGCTGACATTCCCAAAGAACTCACCCCGGCCATAAAGAAGATCGCCAAGGTAATCACTCGCGACGGAGAACGCTTTGAGATTGAGCTATACGACAAGACCAAGGCCCTTGACATGTTGGGCAAGTACCACAGCATGTGGAGCAATAACAAAGATGACGAAGGCGACGAATCCTACGCGGCCGCCTTCAACAAACTCATCGACCGTCTTCCCAGCTGATGGCACTCTCCCTCCCAGGTAAAATAGCCACCGAACGCCAGCTGGCCAGATGGTATCCACTCATCCCCCACCCTGTTCAATTGGAGCTTGTCGCAGCAGTACCCAGCGGCATACGTTTCCCACTTGTCCCCGCTGGCAGACGCTCAGGGAAAACAGAGCGCTTCAAACGCTTCCTAGTTAAAGCCGCTGTTAGTAAACCGGGCATGTATTTTGCTGCAGCCCCAACCTATAACCAGGCTAAAAAGATCTTCTGGAAAGATCTGAAAGATTTTTGTCTGTCAACATCACTCCCGCAAACTCCCAGCGAATCCAACCTGATCATATATCTACCCAACGGCGCAGAGATACACGTCTTAGGGCTTGACAAACCGGAACGCTTTGAAGGCGTGCCATGGGACGGCGGTGGTATTGACGAGTTTGCCGACCTGAAGCAAGGCGCATGGGAGAATAACATCTATCCGGCACTAAATACCTTCAATCCATTGCGTCCTGACTATCGCGCATGGGCCTGGTTGCTGGGTGTTCCTGATGGCCTCAACCACTACTACGATCTATGCCAACAGGCTGAGACAAACAAGAACAGTGACTTCAAGGTGTTTCACTGGAAGAGCGCTGAGATCCTTCCACCTGATGTGATTGCAGCTGCTAAACAGGCCATGAGCCTGAAACAGTATAAACAGGAGTTTGAAGCATCCTTCGAGACTGCCTCTGGTCGGATTTACGAAGATTACAGCAAATTAAACTACACAGATGAAACAATCCAGCCGCATGAACAGCTCCTTTGGTATCACGACTTCAACTTTACGCCTATGTCCAGCGGCATTGGTGTTAGGCGCGGCGATAATGTGTTTTGTCTCGAGGAGATAATTCTAACATCCGCGGTCGCTCGCCAAAGTGCCATTGAATTTGTGGAACGATACAAAGACCACAAGAATAAGAACGTGCTCATATACGGTGACCCGGCTGGTCAAGCTGGGGAGAAGCATGGCCATGCTTCTGACTATGTGGACATGGAGTCTGTACTCAGGAGTGCTGGATGGAAATATCAGCGTAAGGTGAAACGAGCCGCACCTGCAATCAAGGATAGGCAAAACGCTGTCCGGGCAAAGATCATGAATGCTGCTGGCACTCCGTCACTTTTTGTTCATCCTCAAAATGCGTCCTATACGCACAAAGGGCTTTCCACAGTCCAACTTAAAGAAGGCTCTTCTTTCATGGAAACTGAAACAGACTTCCAGCATATCACCACCGCAGTTGGTTATTTTATTGATTATGAATTTCCGATCAAGAGGCCGTTGATACCAACAAGGGAGCTGGAATTATAATTTGTTTATTTCTTCCAAAAATAAGTATATAATATTTTTGTAACGGTTACGCAAGGGCGGATGCCCTCACACCAGTAAGGAGAGCGTCCAAACATGTCACAGCAAAAAGCCCCAGACGTTACAACCATTGCATCTGCGCAATCTGCAATGATTCAAAAAGCAAAACTCCCCCGCACTCTGCTCGGTGGCNNTGGNCNCTNTNNGNNCTGCGGGGACGGAATACCTCCCCCAAGAGCCTAAAGAGACCACCACCCAGTGGAACAACCGCCTGAAAAGAACAGTTCTCTACAACGCCTTCGGACGTGCTGTTTCAGCCCTCACAGGAAAAATCTTCAGCAAGCTAATCACCCTCCAAGAAAACGTTCCAGAACCACTGAAAGAAATCCTTGAAGATGTAGATGGTGATAATGGCTCCGGGCGAGATTTCAACCGCTTCCTTTCGCATATTACTATTGACGCCCTGGCTGTTGGAGTGACACATGTTTTAGTGGACATGGGGGCGTTACCAAAGGATGAACAAGGCAACGAACTTCAATTAACGGTTGAACAAGCCAAAACCCAAAACCTAGTGCCAAAATGGTTACACTACAAGCTGGAAGACGTAGTCTCTTGGCGATATGACACCCAAGGAAAACTCTCCCGCCTGGTGCTGAAGGAATGTGTCACTGAGCCAGACGGCGAGTGGGGTGAGAAAGAGGTTGAACAGTACCGCGTCTTATATTCCGGTAAGTGGGTGATCTATCGTGAATCCAATACCTCTAAGAACCAGGAAAAAGTCTGGCTCATCCACGACGAAGGCACAACCGCCCTGGACTTCATCCCGTTCGTAACAATTTATGCTGCCAAGCAAACAGCGCCATTTGTTATTGATAAGCCGCTACTCGAAGACCTTGCCCACCTGAATGTTGCTCACTGGCAATCCTCCAGCGACCAACGGCATATTCTGCATGTTGCTCGTGTCCCCATACTATTCGCCACCGGATGGGAGCAGGAGACTCAGACTGGAGCTGAACAGGAGATTGGGCCTAACCGCTGTATCTCACAGCCTACCGGCGCAACGCTTGCCTACGTTGAGCACACAGGCAACGCTATTAAGTCTGGTGAAGATGATATTAAGAAACTAGAAGATCAGATGACAGCCATGGCTATGGAGCCGCTGGTGCAACGCTCCGGGAACACAACAGCCACAGCCAAAGCCATAGACACAGCCGAGGCCAACTATAGCCTACAGGACATTGCGCAAGGCTTGGAGGACTCGGTTGAAGCTCTGCTGGTTTGCACGGGCGCGTGGTTGGGCATTGCTCCCGAGCAATGTGGTAAAGTATCAGTTAATGCGGACTTTAGCCTCAATCCTGATGACGCGGCGACCTTGCAAGAACTGACCAAGGCTCGGCAATTTGGAGACCTTTCAAGAGAAGCTTACCTCGGAGAACTCAAGCGCCGTGACAAATTGGCGGCAGATTTTGATATTGCTGCTGATAAAGAATTGATCGACGCTGAAGGCCCGGCCCTGGGAAACATGACACCCGCAACAACCACAAATCAAGGAGAGTAAAACTATGAATAAAATTTTATGTTTAATAGCAGTAGTCTTAGTTTTTATGGCCTCGGATTCTTTTGCTTTTAACCCTGCAAGTATAACATTTTCCCAAACATCCTCTGCCAGAACAACAATGGCCAATCTTCGGCTAGGAGTTGTTTATAACGCACTGGGTAGGGACGGTAACACCCCTATTCAAGGGCTCCCTATTCCTACACCCATCAACCATTTTATGACTAAGGCCTCCGTTACACACACCTTTACCGCAGGTACAATTGCCATTGAAATACAGACCGACCAGGACACCAAAATGTACGTAGGCAACGACCTCACAAACTTTATTATGATCTACTCCGGCGTACCTAGAGCCTATATCGTTAAATAATTTTGTTGTTCTGGTGCTGAAGGAGGAAAACACCGATGCAGATTCATCAAGAGAGCTTTCAAAAGCTGTTTAAGAACGCGATAAATCCGGGCGCATGGACCGCAGCATTAAACCGGTTCATGCCTGATTACGGCATTGACACATTTAACCGTGTGACGGCGTTTCTGGCGCAGTGTGGGCACGAAAGCCAAGGATTCACCCGCCTGATTGAGAACATGAATTACTCGGCCACCGGTTTAATTTCCACATGGCCAAAGCGTTTTGATACCGATACCGCCAATAAATACGCTCGACAGCCGGAGAAGATAGCAAACCGGGTGTATGCCAACAGACTGGGCAACGGTAACGAAGCCAGCGGCGACGGGTGGAGAAACCGGGGCCACGGGCTGATACAACTGACCGGGCATGACAACCTCGATGCGTTTGCCAGACACGCCGGCATGTCTCTCGATAGCGTCCGGAGCTATCTGCTTACATGTGAGGGTGCGACACACGCTGCTTGCTGGTTCTGGCAGTCTTTTGGCTGCAACGAGCTTGCCGACATTGGCAACATGGAGAAGTTGACCAAACGGATTAACGGAGGGTTGAACGGCCTGCGTGATCGTAACGAACTGTTTGCACTGGCGGTGAAGATATTTCGCGGCGATGGGCTGGCGTAGCGGTGTATGCTCAACGATCGCATAATAGAACTAGATTTCAAGACTTACCTAATTCACCACGGCTTATACAACTGCTATTGCCGGGGCTGTGACGGATGCAACCTAGAGCTGGATTGCCCAGCCCAGAAATGGGTATGGTGATGGAGAAATATTGTGAAGCCACCGGTGGAATAATTAACAAAGATTATCCGTGCCAGCAGTGTGGGAAATGCAAGGAGGTAGGTAAATGAAATTTTACGACAAGATCAGAAACAAGCTATTAATCGTTTTGCCGGTTATGTTGGTCTTAGCCTGTTTGTCGATCGGTTTGACCGCTCGTGCCGATTTTACCAATTACCTAGGCTTTTTGAGTTACAATCTGAACGGCGGCGGAGTCTGTAAACCGCAAATCCCTGTTATGGTCGTATCACCATCATCCGGAGTATTTGGTAACCAGACCACAAATACCACAAGAAACCAGCTGTTTACGGTTTCCAACACCGGCAGAGGCACCATTACCGGCATCCAGGCGCGTATGAGTAGCGCTGGAGCCTTCAGGGTGTATTCCTCGTCTGGGACAGACGCCCCGATGACGTACAAAACTGCATTCACGCCGGTTGCTGCAACGGCGTACAGTAATGTGGTGTACGTGGATTCTGATCAGTTTCCGGCTGTGCGGGTGCCGGTGAGTGGGACTGGGATTGCTGCTGAACCGGGGGGCACGGTACTTATAGGGACGGCTGAGGCGGCTAATTATACTGTTGCTGTTGGTAGGGGGGGGGAT